GAGTTTGAAGAGAGGTTCGCCGAGATGGTTGGACATAAATATGCAGTAGCAGTTACAAGTAATTCTCACGGTCAAGATTTGGTAATGAAAGCAATGGGATTTAAAGGAGTTGATGTTATTAATCCAACTATATCATTTATTGCCACGGCAATTGTACCTTTGTGGAATGATTGTACTTCCAATATAGTAGATGTAAATAGAAGGACTTTATGTATGACACCTGAAGAAGTGCTCAAATGGCAAAAACCTAATAGTGAAGTTCTTATAGCGGTAAATATGGCTGGGATCCCCTGTGATTATGAAGGTTTACGAAAAGTGTTTGGTGGATTTATTATAGAGGATGCTGCACATAGTTGTTATACAGAGGGAGCCGGTTTGGGTGGAAATGTAGCAGTGTGGTCTTTTCAAGCAGTAAAAACTATGCCTTGTGGTGATGGTGGAATGATTACTACAGACGATAAAATGTTAGCAGATAAGTGTAGAGAAATGACGTGGTTTGGTGTATCTTCAACTTGGAGTAGATCTCAAAAAGGATTAGGTGGAAAACCTGGATATTCGTGGGATTATGAAGTTGATATTCTTGGTTACAAATATTATATGATTGATATTATTGCAGCAATTTGTTTAGAACAGATGAAGAAACTTCCTAAAAATTTAGAACAACGGAGACATATTCAAAAGAGATATAATGCAGAGTTATCTCAATTAACAGCCTCGACCAGTAAACATCCAGGGGGGTTTTTTACTCCACCTGAATATTCAGATACCATACAGTATTATTGTGCCAGATTTCCAAAAAATTTAAGAGATGATATAATCGATTATTTAGCTGATAAAAACATTCACACTTCAGTTCATTTTAAACCACTACACAAATATGAAATTCTCAAACAGCGTAGAAAGTATCCTGTTGCAGATGACGAGTGGTTGAAATTGATTAGCTTACCTTGTCATAATAGAATGACAGAAGAGGACATTGATTATGTTATATATTGGGTCAAGGAATATTTTTACAAACACGCTATAGGAATTTGGGAGTAAATATGACAGAGAGAAAATGGCTACCAACTTTAGGTGAGTTAATAGATAGGTTAAGTATTCATCAGTTAAAGGAAGTTTTTATACCTGAGAATAAAGATAATTATGCAAAAGAAATGGACGATATGGTTCACGATATTGATATGATTTTGAAAGAGAATGATGTTAAATTAACAGGTGAAGTTTTAAGGGCAATAATTGTTTTGGCACAAATGAACGCACATATATGGTATAATGAATCACAGGTTCGTAAGGGTGAAAAGGGGTCAGATAATCTTATGTTAACTCATGGATTAAATGGAATTAGAAATACTGCTATCAATAAGATAATGGAAGTAGTAGGTGGTAGGAAAGATTATAAAGTAGATTGTATAGCTGCTGAATTTAAGGATTGGGAAGTTAGTTGGTGAAAGTAGCATTTTTTTCTGAAACTGGAAGTAATCAACATTATCCAAGAGACTTCGATAATGCACGTACAGAAGTAGCTTGGGCAATTGCACTAAATGCACCAATGTGTAGTTTGAGTGTATTACCAGACGACCACTTTGATTTAGGTATTGTTTTAATTCCGAAGTTAAATCCAGCGGGAGTGGACTTGGAATTCATAAGAAAATGTTGTGATAAAGTAGCAGTAATGCAGGAAGGCCCACACTGGTATTTCCAAGATTATCAGATAGATAAACAGTTTCATTACTATAATACTTTAATGGAGGCCGATTGGGTATATTGTCATAATGAAAGTGATGTGAATTATTATAAGGGGCTGGGTTGTAAAGATGTAAGAGTAATGCGGAGTTTGATGATTGTAGATGGAGTTGAGTCTAATAAAGAAAATCGAGATGGAGTACTGTTAGGTGGGAACTTTGTAAGTTGGTATGGTGGGTTTGATTCTTATATGGTTGCACGACAATTGGATATGAAGATATATTGTGTTTCAATGGGAAGAAAACAAGAATTAGAAGATCAAATAGACGATATACTTTATATACCTTATTTGAAATGGAAAGAGTGGATTAAACATCTTGATTCGTACAGGGTAGGAATTCATATGATGAGAACACACGCTGCTGGAACATTTGCTATGAATTGTGCTTGGCATGGTATTCCCTGTATTGGTTTTCGTGGACTTGATACACAAGAAATACTTCATCCACTTACAACAGTAAAAGTCGGTGACTTGGAAAAAGCAGTTTGGATTGCAGAGAAATTAAAAGACGACAATTTTTATGAATTATGCAGCGTAACAGCAAAAAGAAGATTTAAACTACACTATACTGAAACTGCTTGGAAAAGGAGATGGAAGATTGAAAACAACAGATAATACACCACTTGATGAATTAGATAGATTTACAAAACCAGCAATATCTACTATGATAGATAGGTATGTTTTGGCAAACCGTTGGACTAAAGGAAAGACTGTAATTGATGCTGCTACTGGTAAGGGATATGGTGCTGGGATTTTATTATCACTTGGAGCAGAAAGTGTAGTTGGTATAGATATTGATAAGGAAGGAATAAAGGAAGCAAACAATAGGTTCTTATCTCCAAATTGTAGATTTATTGAGTGTGATATATTTGAGTTGGATAGTCATTTTAAGGAAAATGAGTTCCAAGTTTGCACATCAATAGAAACATTTGAACATTTGCCCCCAGACAGAATGGATGAATACTTACAGAGTTTAAAGTATGTTACCTCTCAGGTTGTCATTATAACCACCCCCAGACGAAGAATGCCGGTATGGCAATATCAAGGTGGTACACATTTATATGAATATAACAGTGAAGAATTTACTGAAATTCTTTACAAAAATTTTGAGGGAGCTGATATTTCAGCAGTAGGATTAGATGAAGTTCAACTGCCATACGGACAATGGGGAACTGATATAATAGAAGATTTAGATAGTTGTTGGGTCTTTTTTGCGGTGGTTGAACTATGAAACCAATAAGTTTTATTATCCCAGCTCGAGACAATCTAAAATACTTGAAATGGGCTTATGCCTCTATTAGAAAGAATTTACATCAACACGAAATAATTATGGCTGATGATGCATCATCTGATGGAACTTGGACTTGGTTGGAGGAAGTTGCGAGTAAAGACAAGCATGTAAAGATATATCACAATCCAGGCCCACACAGAATGGGTTTAACAATACTATATGATTTATTGGTTGACGACTTTTCTACTAATGATAGAATTATGTTCTTTCATGCAGATATGTATGCTGCCCCAGGTTTAGATGAAGAGGTAAATAGATATTTAGACAAAAAGGTTGCAGTATGTGCAACAAGAATAGAACCACCATTACATCCAGAGGGTCCCGAAAAGATAGTAGAGGATTTTGGTTTTGAACCTGAAGATTTTAAAGAACAAGAATTTCTTAAGTTTGTAGATTACAATAAAAGTAGTAAAATTACAAACGGAATATTTGCACCCTGGGCAGTAATGAAACAAGACTATTGGGATATTGGTGGCCACGACCCACTATTTGCTCCACAATCAAGAGAAGATAGTGATGTATTTAATAGATTTAGTGTGGCTGGATTTAAGTTCATTCAGACTTGGGCTGGACTTGTATACCATTTAACAAGTCGAGGAAGTAGATTTAGAGATGGAGTTGGAAAGGATAGTGAAGAATGGAAATGGTCTAATTCTAAAAATATGAGAAACTTTGCTAGGAAGTGGGGAACTAATGTACAACACGATCCTCTTATGAACCCGATTGTATCTCCACGATTTGATATAGGATTTGTTGTTGAAAATTGTGGATTAGAAAGTTTAAGTATATTGGAGCCTTGGTGTGATAGATTTTATTCAGACTGTTCTTATGAGAACGTAAAAAGATATCAAAAGGAAGAACAATCTAATACATTATACAATTTAACAAATAAGATAAGACCCATACCAACTGAAGGCGTTGAGGATTCAGATATAAATGATATAACAATTGAATTTGACGCCACGAAATTGAACCAAAACAATTTTCAGTTTTTGACGAGACTAGGAGATATTATAGATGAAAGTGGAGAGGTTGGCCAGATGAAATATGATATATTTAGATTGACAATCCACAAAAAAGAGAGATTTGAGAAGGATCTGGTAGTGTGTAAAAACTGATGAAATACTATTTATTATTGAGTGGAGCTACAGAAAAGGACTCCATTTATGAAACAAATGTTTTGGGAGACGAGAGTTTTGGAACGTTTTATCCGTCAGTTGGCTTTATGATATTACAGAGAATAGTAGATCAAACCCCAGATGTAGTAGAATCTGTTAAAATAATAGACGATCAGGGAAATTCACACACAATAACATCATTTTTGGACAAATTAGAACAATGGAAGATAAAAAAAGCTTGACTTTTACATTTTTTTGTTGTATATTATAGTTGTCATTGAGAAAGAAATATGACGAAAATTAAAATTGAAGATTGGGAAGACTGGGAAGACTTAGAAAATGAGTATACCAGAAATGATGGTTTTTCACCGATAAAGAAAACTAAACCCAAGAAGGACAAGAAAACTTGGAAACAACTCCAAGAAGATAAAAGAACTAAAAGGAGCGGTAAAAAACGTAAAGTAGCCGTTCTAAAACAGCAACAAAATAAAAGGAGACAAGATAAAAGGAAATGAAGAAACTATTATTTCTTATATCAACATTAATACTATTCGTAGGATGTAGCCTGGGGGATAGCCCGTTAGGCAGTACAGATGATGACCTATTGTATTTTGACTTAGATACCCGATTAACGGAAGATTCAAATGGATATTATCATTTGACATTATCTCAGGGTAGTTGGCAAACACTACATAGATTTTCTGGTACTGTTACTGATTCAGAAGGACAGCCAGTTGATGTAGTTAAATTTGGTTGGGCATCAAGTCATTATTGGTATTTAACAGATACACTTGGCTATATAGTCAATCGTGGAGTAAATGATGAAGGTCAGTATGTTTCAAGGGATACATCTTATATAGTTGGATTCAATGGATTTGAAGTTCCTACAATTAACTCAGCAAGTTACAGTAACGCTGATGGAGAAGTAAACACCATGTTTGCACCAGTATGGTCGATGAAATCAGACACCGTTACAGTTTGGGTAGGATTTTATAACAATGATGCTTCACTCGCCGAAGAGTATTTTAAGGTTGTATTAGACTAATAATAATATAATCGTTTTCTATTTTTGACATATACTTATATTTGAAATAGGTATATGTATCACCTTATATCAAAAGGAATTTAAAGAATGAAAATACATATTTGTAATGATAATAAAGAGTTTCCGTTTTTATATGTAGAGGAAACGTAAACTATGCCGTATGATAAATATAAAGATAAAAATACTCTAATTTACGTTGGAACAGTATGGGAAAAATTAGATTCTATAACTGACAAATTGGAGTCTATTGAGGAAACACTAAAGAAGATATGGAAAGCAGAAGATGAAGAGGCTGGTGAATATAATTTTCCATTCGATGAAGATGGCAATTTACTACCGAATGTTAGTTTAACATCAGAGGGGGAGTATATAGAAGATGGCAAAACAGGGGATTAATCCATTCAGAGGAAGACCGATACCGAAAACGGTTATTCAAAGTGCAATAGATAAGACACTATCTATGAGGGCGGCCGCAAGAGAGTGTAATGTTGCATACAATACATTTAAGAAGTATGCACAAAGATATGATTTATGGAAAACAAATCAATCTGGAATTGGAATATCAAGAGATGGATCCGGTAGATTTGGAATTTATCTTAATGATATTTTTAATGGAAAACATCCAAATTATCCACATTGGAAATTACAGGATAAACTTACAAGAAAAGGATATTTGTTACAACAGTGCAGTAATTGTGGATACGATGAATACAGAACGAGTGATTCCAGAAGTCCTCTATTGTTAGATTTTTTGGATGGTGATATGCACAATATGAAACTTGATAATCTAAGATTGTTATGTTATAATTGTTATTATGTATTGAAAGATGGTGGAACTCCACCGAATTCACCAAAAAATACAAATAGACTACGAGCGACGATACAGAAAGCTTTCTCAAAAAAAGGGGAAGAGTAATAGTGTTGGGAAATAAATTTGCCCTCATAAATAAACTTACAAAAGAAACAATAACTATTAGAAAATTAGACACAGATAAGATTAGATTAGCAGAAATTATGTTTGGACTATCTAAAAATTTAAATAAAAAAGAATTTAGAGAGTTATATGAAGTTGAAAAAATAAAAAATGAAATTTAAAACTCAAAGATATTTACATATTGTACTGGTTAGTTTAATATTTTTATTTATTGTATTAAGTAAATTATCGGGGACGTAGAATGACAAAAGAATTTGCCAATATAGTGATTTGGTGTATTCCAATATTAATCTATTTGTGGATAGGTGGTATGTGGGTAGCTATGGTAGATGATAAAAAAAGAAGAACTAAGGAGAAAAAGAAAATGAATTGGTTAAGTGCACTCGGAACTACTTTGTTGTGTGTGATTGTTGGGGTGGCTGGATATGGTGGTGGAGCATGGTACGCATCAAATATATTATTAGACTCAGTAGTAAGTGATGTTCAAGAAATAACAAGTACAGCAGATGAAGTGTTATCTGAAGTAAAGAGTTTTACATCTAAAAAGAGTATTGATAGAAAGATTGATAAGATAAGAACTTCAGTTGAAAATTCTGTTGAAAATGATTTGAATGTGATTTCAAAGGATATAGACGAAGCTAATAAAAGGATTTCAGAGTTAACAGAAGAAATTAAGTCCAGTATTGTGGAAATAAAACATATGTTATTGGACGTGGAAGGTAATGTTAAGAACTATGCTAAGGATAGTGTAATTAAGAGTGAAGTAGAAATAAAGAAAGAATTGGGTGTTATGTATGATAAAGTTGATTCTCTTTATAAACAACTTGAAGAAGTGTCTAATACATTGGATACAATTAAAGAAAGTAAAGTAGGGAAAAAGATTTTTAAATGACATATCCAGCAATAATTCAATTCATGTATGATGTCAAAGTTTTAGATGAAGAGTATCTAGAGAAGTTGGCAGATTTAGTATTATTTTATTGGGAATTTAGATACGATAACCCAGAGATACAATTAGCAGAGGCTTAGAGATGACAGATACAATAAAAGATTTTATGGGAGTTTTTCCCAATGCATTCAGTAATGAGTATTGTGAAAGAGTTATTGATCATTTTCATTGGATTCAAAAAACTAGGGGATATGGAGAGGGGAACATTGTTACAAGACAAGATCACGAACAAGCTTTATCTACAGATAAAGATTCTGATATGTATTTTTTTGAAAACGAACCAGATCTAATTGTGCTGGAAAGGAATGTAGTTATATTACGTGAATTCAATGAAATAACTTGGAAATGTTATGCTAAACTTAAAGAAAAGTATGGTTTTTTGGATACTTTGGGTTTACATAAAATGTCAGAGTCTATTAAAATACAGAAGTATGAACCGGGTCAAGGCTATCATGTTTGGCATTGTGAAGCTGATAATATGATCAACTGCCGCAGAATGTTGGTTAGTGTTTTATATTTAAATACTGTGGAAGAAGGCGGAGAAACAGAGTTTTTATATCAAAATATGAGAGTATCTCCAGTACAAGGTACTTTAGTATTATTCCCAACATACTGGACTCATCCACATAGAGGAAATCCACCCCTTAAAGGTAATAAGTATATTATGAATACTTGGTTGGAATTTATGGAATGAATAAAGAAATGAAAAAAGAACTTACTCGGATTTCTGCCGAAATAGAGGCAGATGCGATACAGATGAGGTTAGATTATGAACGGAATCCATCTGATATGCCGACTGATATGCCGAGTGGAAGTGTAATAGAAGTTCCTTCAGATAATAGCAGTTATAGCATTTGGTGTATGGATATGTCCACCACTCTCTGCCAGACTGCATAGTTTCATTAGGAGGCTAAAAAAATGACAGATATAATAAAAGATTTTATGGGAGTTTTTCCAAATGCTGCCAGTAAAGAATATTGTGAGAAAGTTATTACTCGGTTTGATTATTTACAAGAAGCACAGGGCACTGGGAGAGGAAAAATATGGACAAGACTAGAAAATGAAGAAGTTTTACCAATAGAAAAAGATAATGATACATATTTTCTTGGTGGTGGTATGAGTGATGAGTTACCTCTTATGGAATAAGATAAGATTTTGATGACCAACGATATGCCAATATTACAAGAATTTAATAAAATAACTTGGGATTGTTATGATAAATATACAAAAGAATATGGAATTCTGATGAGCGAAGATTACCATAAAATGAGTCCTGGCGTTAGAATACAAAAATATAAACCAGGACAAGGATATCATGTTTGGCATAGTGAAGCTGGTAACTTCACTAGTCGTAGAATGATAACTGTTGCATTATATCTGAACACAGTAGAAGAAGGCGGAGAAACAGAATTTTTATATCAAAGTACAAGAGTATCTCCAGTACAAGGTACTTTAGCTTTATTCCCAGCCGGATGGACACATCCACATAGAGGCAATCCACCACTCAAGGGAAATAAATATTTTATGACTACTTGGTTAGAATTTATGGA